ATGCGTAGTCTATGTTGGAAGGAACACGATTAGCAGCAACTAAATCAACCATTGATATATCCTATAAAATAGAGGTATGCGTTGAACATACCTCTATTTATAAGAATCGTATGATTACATGATGTTAGTTACTTGAACTCTTCTGTAATATACGTTGGCATTAGCAGTCAATGCTCCAGTTCCAGGAGCAGTTGCGCCACCAGCAAAAGGATTAGCAGTCATGCCGTAGCGTGTCTTAAATCCGATTTTTGGTTGGAAGGTATTGCTATCAACTGCACGAACCATTTGCAATGGAACGTATGGGCAGTAGAATACGCCAGCATCAGCAAAAGAAGATCCTTTGTAACCAATTACATAGAATTGCTTTGCTGCTTGATTTGCTGCATATGGATCGATGTATACACGATACTTACCGTTCAATACACCAGCAAAGGTGTTTCCAGTATCATCGTCAGCAAGGTTGTTTGCAAGAGCAGGAGTGTAATCCAACTTACCTGCTTGATTCAATGCACTTGCAACATCGGAAGAACAGATAATTACATTACCACGTCCTCTTCTGGTCTTTTGAGCAATAACATTAGCATCACGCTCAATTTGGAACATCAATCCTTTGAACTTCTCAACACTCCATCGTCCGTTTGAATCAACGTCCAAGTCAAAGATACCAGGATTGGCTGTATCAGTTTGAGCACCTTTTTCAGCAACGGTGTAAATTGTTCGAACAACTTCACGGTTGATTTCTGTCAAGATTTCTGAAGATAAGATGTTAGCCAATTCAGTCTCAGCATCAAGTCCATGAATTGCTTTCAAGTCTTGTGCCAATTCCATTGAGTATTCTGCTCTCAATGCTCTTGATTTTGCTTCTACACTGAACTTCTCAATTGAGAATGCCATTTCAGCAAAAGCTGTTCCTGCACCCAAATCTTCTGCAGTAGCAGTTGACATAGCACCACCAGTGGTGTATGTTCCTGGAGAAGCAACACCACTACTATTAACATCGTTCAATACTGATGGATTGGTTCCATCATGAGCAGTACCAGCAGCATCACCAGAAAATCTTGTATTTGCTTCGTCATAGAATGCTTCAGCACCTGCTTGAGAATCATATCTTGAGCGCATGGCGAAGACCAATCCAGTTGGTCCAGTCATAGGTTGTACACCAGCAACGTCATATGCAATCAAGTTAGGCATTGCACGTCGAACCAATGAGATCAAAATCGGATCCCAGTTGCTAACTCCAGCACCAGTTGAGTTGGTAGGTGCAGCTTCTGACAAGAATCGAGTATCTTCGTTCAATGCTCGTTCTTGGTTTTCCAAAATAACAGCAGTAACTGCTTTTCGGTATTTGTCTTGAATAGGTGACAAATCTTGATGATTCAAGACTGGTGACCATTTTTCTTGAAGGTGTTCTGATTTGAACATTTTAAAAACTCCTAAAGGTTAATTAATTAAAATCTATTTTTTGTGGTTGTAATTGCTTGCAAATACTTTGCCATTGAACCACTGACTTCAACATTTTCAATTGAAGTATCCTGTGTGTCTACAGATTCAGAGACAACTTTAGTTCTTGGGAAATAGCTTTCTTTCAATGCACTCAATTTAAACTTGAATGATTCCTCATCAATGTATTCTAGTTCTTCTACCAAAGAACCAAACTTTTCCTTTTCTGTTGCACTCAAATCTTCAGAAACTTCAACAAAAATAGACTCACGGATGTACTGTGACACCTGATTTTTCAAATCTACGTTTCGCTGAATTTCTTCATTCAATTTAGTTTCCAAATTCTCTAATTGCTGTTCTTGTGACTCAAGGATGTCATACTTCTCATTTGGTACATCAATATAATGCTCTTCAAACAATCCTTTCAATCCAGCAATAAAGTCTTCGGCAATTTCACCCTTCAATCCCCGTTCAACTGCTAGTTGATTTTCGGTCATCCATTGTTCTACAACATAATTCAAGTATTTGTCAACTTTCTCAGTTAGCTCATCTTTATAAACATCAACAAATTCGTTAATTTCTTCTTCTTTTTCTTCTTCCAATCTTTGAATTTCTTCACGCAATTTTGATTTAACTGCTGCTTCAAAGATCACAGAAGCCTTTTCTTTGAATTCTTCAGAAAGATCATGACCTTCAGTTAAAGCATTAACATCTTCTGAAACATCAATGGAAGCAAGACGATCTTCGAAAGATTCTTTTTTCATCTTTTTCTTATCGTACATTTCCTCTTGCTCTTCTTCATCATCTTCCTCGTCTTCTTCTTTCATATGAGGCTTTTTGCTAGCCTTCATCATTTTCATTTCGTCCATTTCTTCTTCATCATCTTCTTCCTCGTCTTCATCTTCCATCTCTTTCATGGACATTTTCTTTTTCTCTTCCAACCCTTCTGCATCTTCCATATCAAATTCTGTTGAAGCAGAAATTGTTTTTGGTTGAGCAGCTTTTTTCATTTTACTGGCTGCAGCTTCAGGTTTTTCACCCAAATCTTCAGTTTCTCCAGAAACAGATTGCATTTTATCTGGACTTTTAGCAGATTTCTTGGGAGCATTTGCATCGTTCATTTCTTCCAAAATTTCTGCTTCAAGTTGTTCAATTGTCTTGTCTAGTTCTGACATTTGGTATACTCCTTGAAAAGTTCTAATATTATATTTATTTATCACATTATTGATTTGAAGAATTTTGCGAATGCAAGTGCTTGATACTTTGTCTGTTTTGCTCTTGCACCATTTTCAATATCCTCTTTAATCTCATTCACTGCAACTTCTTTCAACAATCCATTGTCCCAGATCCATTCTTTGCCTTCCATAATACCCTCAACAAATGCTTGAGGAGCAGAAGGATCAGCAACAATATCTGCAGCAGTTGCAAGATAAAAATCATCCTTTACATAATTGACACCATTTCTTGACTCTAGAGAACCCATGCCTCTAGAAGAAACTCCCAATTTACCGCCATCATTTATAAGTGCCTTCGCAATTTCCCCCATCGGTGTAGAAAGTAATTTTGCTTCACCAATGAAGTTCTTTCCATCTGGTTCTAATCTTGTAATCATGTGAGAAACACGATCAAGATTAACAGTAGGGCCATCTGGATGTCCAAGTTCACCAAATGCTCGCCCTTGCTTTATG